AAAGTCATTCTAAAGTAGACCGGCAGAAAAACATGCCGATTGCAAAAATTTTGGCAGATGTATATGGCGAAAAGGTTGTCCTGATGCCAATTGATAATCGGCCAGGAGTAAAAAGCCTAGACGCTACTATTATCTCAAGACAAAATGAAGAATGGGAGTTTAAAGCTCCAGAGACAAGTAGTATGATCAATCAAACTTTTAATGCGGTTAAGCAGGCTAAAAAGCAAAACGCCATAAACCTTCTTATAAAGTTGAACGGTGATAATATTAACGATGCCGTTGAAGGCCTTCGCAGAGTTTTTGGCGATCATCGTTTTGGTAGTATCGAAAAGCTAGAGCTTCTTTTTGGGCGAAACCTGGTTAATGTGTCCATGAGTGTTATAAAAAGCGGTAAATGGAAGGAGCTTGCCGAATACCTTAAAAATAAGAAGCTCGGCAAATCCTAAGATAGTGCCGAGCCCGGAGGGAGTGTCCCGGTGGGACTCTCCAATTTTATATTTTAATTCCGTATTGGTACGATTACTTTACACAAAAGTAATACAATTTTGAGGCACAATGCCATATGATGATAAAAATTTACGTACAAAATTAGAACGGCTTAACGACGTTGTTCAACGTATCCCCATGCTGGTTGGTCAAATGGCCGTAAATCACTCCAGGGACAGCTTTGAAGAGCAGGGATGGCGTGATGGGAGGATCGTGCGATGGCAAGCAAAGAAGGAACCAAATGGCTATCCCGTGTTAAGATCAAAGAGCTCCGCCGGACTTGTTGATACTATAAGATGGGAACACACCGGTACGCACCGGGTTACCGTATTTGCCGGTAATAACCTGAAGCCTTATGCTCGGATACACAACGAGGGTGGCTCAGTAACGGTTCCTGTAACCGATAAAATGAGAAAGTATGCCTGGGCAATGAGTTACACCGATAAGGGGCGAAAGGATAAATGGAAGGCTATAGCTCTCACTAAGAAGTCAGAGTTCAAGATAACAATCCCAAAACGTCAGTATTTGGGTTGGAGCAAAACACTAGAAAAAAACATTATCAAAGCAATAGACTTAAACTTTAAACGAGCACTAAGATGATCGCAGAAACATACCTTATCCTTCGGGATGCAATTCTATCTGAGCGCAATGCCGCTGACGAAACAATCTATAAACATGTAGATCTATTCAACGCTAATCTTGAGCAGATCACAAAAGGCGGCATATTCGACACGCCCGCCGTGTTTGTTGAGTTCAAGACTATCAAGACGGAGGATTACATTGGACACAATCAAAAGGCTGATATACCTATAGCTCTGCACCTAATCACGAAAGAAATCGCTAAAATGGGTTACGATGCATCGCTTAGTTCAGAACAGTTTGACCGATTTAGGCTATTAACAAAGTTGTATAAAACAGTCAAAAAGATCGGGTATAATGGCAATCAGTTTGCGATAACTGCGGTAAACAGGACGGGTATTGATGTTAGCAATTCACACGCTGAGCTTATTGATGATATAATCATGATTGACGTTAGCGTCATAGACGCCACCTTTGTTGATGAAGAGACGCAGGAGCAGCTGCTTAGCCTACTTCTACATGTTAACATTAAACATGATATACCCTAAACAAAAGAGCCCCGAATTCGGGGCTCTTTTGCTAAAATTCACCTTTTCTATATTCCTCCGGAAAGTGCGCATCATACCTTGGTGAGAACGGGTTGTATTTATTCAATGGTTCAACGGCTAACGTTCCATTCCTAAGCAGGTATTTTGTCCTATTTACATCAAATTCCTCGCCAGTGTCTTCGTACCTAAATTTTTCAACATAGGATATTTTTCCAAGAGTATCAATTCGCTGCTTTTTACTTGAGTTCATTTTGCTTTTTACCACCTTCTCCTCCTCTGAATATACATGACATTCATCAGATATTTTGATATCACTTATAAGTAGCCTTTCAGTTTGCGCATCAAGTAAAGTCAATTCTTTAGTTAGCTCCTTCTTTCTAAGATAATTCTTAATAAGCTGGCGTCTAATTTCCATTCTAGTTAATTGTTTGCTCATTTTCAAAAAGTTTAAGTTGGTTTGGGTTTTCTGAGTCATCTTTTAACTGCTCGCCTGAAATAAGAGCGTCAATGTAATCTTGATGCTCTCTGATGATCTTAAGAAGGTGAGCCTTGCGGATAAAGAACTCCTTCTCCTCAAGTATAGTTAGTACGTCATCGAAGCGGCGGCGCTCTACCTCCGTCCAATGATACCAGCGCTCCGCTATCTTTCGATTGCGGCGCACCAGCAATGGATCTGATCTTTTGCGTCCCATTATAGTTTGACTTTAATGTTATTATCGACATCAAGAAAGCGAAGTTGAATTGTGTAGACTTTAGACGGTGCCTGAACCACTTGATATTTATCTTTGGTTACAGCATTACATAGATTTCTTACCTGCTCAGCGGCTTTCTCTTCGTAGAACACGGCAGCTTTAGCGATAGATGGCGTCACATGCATATCAATTATCCGCTTAGATGCCGGGATAGATTTTTTGAAGTAGCTGTAATAGAGTTTATCGGTTGATACAACGTAGTACCGGGGAAACTCAAGCCTGATTGCCTTGCGTCTGAAGACGAATCTTATAAGGCGTTTAAATATGTTCATCTTTAAGAGAGTTTAGGTTCAATCTCGTTTATAATTAGGTATATTAATGCAAGTTCATAGTCCCCTAGCGGGGTGTTTGAGCGTGAAATTGCGATGTAAAAGGCTGAAGCTTCTCCAGCACTCATTATGAAGTATGCCTTTTTGAAGCTTATAGTATTTTTTCTGAGCACCCGAAACATCACCTTTTTTAGGAGCTCTCTGCACATTAGCTTTACCGGGTGATCTGGAATGCTATTAAAGTTAATCGTTGAAATGATTACCGCTAATGCCTTCCATGCTTCCCGACTAAGCTCTATTCTTACTTTGTCTTCCATATCTCAAACTTACAGTCGAGAACGTAAATGAATCCTTTTTTTATGTAAGGCAAATAAGCTATTGTGCCCGACGTAAAGCTATCATCAGAGAACATTGCATGTCCGGCTCCAAGCATAAAAGCAGGTGCGTATATAAATACTGATAAGACGGAAGCAATAAGAAGGTAAACGAATAGAAATGCGAACATGACCAACAGAATAAGGGGGCTAGCAAGCCACATGAGTAATTTTAAAGCTTTCATTGTTATTGATTTTAAATTTATGCTTCATCCTCCCAGCGCCTGCCGTTCAAGTAGGTCGCAGGATTCATTCTTTGTATGTAGGTGTTACGTTTGAGATAGTTGTTGTACTTAGCGATACCGGCATATGCTTTGTATTTATCATTTTTTGAAAGACGGTTCCAGGCGCTAAGTGCTTTTGCTTTTGCAACCTTGTAGGCATACTCAGCCCAGAAAGCGTTGAAATCAATCTCATCCGCAACCCTTACCACTTCAATCTGCTTGAATTGCGCCCAGTATTCCATATCGGCCTCCAACAGCGGAGCCCTGGTTAGAAATACCGACTTTCGTGTATCCTCTAAACACTCATCAAACTCAATGCTTTTAATGCGGCCATCCGGATAGTAATCTATTGTTACATCGCCAGCCTTTTCTATGTTTCGTACAACATATTTCATAATGTGTGTTATTTAAGAATGTCATAAGTGAAGTGTTCAAACTGTGTTACCAGCTTACCTAGCTCGTGAGGTCTATAATCCATGAGCGGTTGATGCATATGCCCATACTGTACGCACCAGTTATTAAGCCTTGCCATATCAACTACCATCTTCCCTTTTCCGGGATCGTACACAGTCCACCCAATTTGGTAACAAAGTGAAAGAATCCTACGACGGCTTTGATGGCCTTCAGCAAAACGCCCCTCTGGAGCTACTCGTGATCGGTGTGAATATTGATAGCCAGCCTCACTTAGTCTATCAATATGTGTTTGGGGTCTTTTTCCAGTCAGCTGGGAAAGAATGCCGTCCACTTCGCTATCCGATAACTCCTTTGTGTCGCTTGTACGACCTTCGGTGAAGGAATAAACAAGCTCGTGCCGGTCTTCCATGGCTCCAAGCTTGTTTAAAGTTGCATATAAGGCCTTATGACGTGCTAAAGAGTGCTTCATTACTCAATAGAGCTAAGGTTAAGATCAATTAGCTTATATGCCCCTGATTCGTCTTTCTCGAATATCCTAAAGTAGGCCCTGGAAGATGGTTTACGAATAGACTCTTGAATCAGATTTAGGGCTTCCTGAAACACTGCATCCTTAACCCGAGTGCGGTATTTTAGAAGGTTAGTTACCTTCTTAACATCAAGATTACCCCGACTTGTAGAAAAAGCATCGTTAATAAGCTCTCTAACTATCTCCTGTTTCGGGTTCGTATTTTCCAGCAGAAATTGGTCAAGTTTCTCTTTTGAAAGTTTGATAGTAAGATCATCAAATACGATCCTGTCCTGAATAGATACCTCAACCTTTATTGAGCGATCAAAATTGAACCAGGTATAGTTTCCCTTGCTACTATCTTTTATCTCGCATTGACGCTCCCGGTAAAAGTCGATGCGTACTTGCAATGAAATATCGTTTATAAACGTTTTAAACGACTTTAAAGAAGCGTTTATCTTCTTTGCCTCCCTGACTACCTTTGCGGCAGCCTTCTCTTTCGAGATCTCGAACTTCGTCAATCGGTCATAAGGTACTTTAAGCCCTGACTCGTCGACCCATGAATCTGATTTTGTCTGTATCATAATATGAAAAATTAAAGTTTGATTTGCGAATTTGTTTGTGCTTCAACCGGCGCAAAGTTGCTGTTGTGAGTTGCTGCATATAGCCTCTCCTCTGTAACCTCTAGCTTGGCAACGAGAAGGCTTACCCGTCTATATGAATCCTCGTCTCCAACCTTAACCTGAGCCTGCGCCTCTTCAATTTTATGCTTCAGGATTTGTTGCTTTTCTTTTAGCTCCTTAATCAAATCAGGGTTAAGGCGCACGTATTCTAAATTTTTTTGCTCAGCCATTGTGCGTGCTTTTTAATTGATCAAACATCTTATTATAATCGTCATGTATAGCGTCCCAGATTAGTTGATCAGGGTACACGTCTATGCCTCTATGAAGCTTGATATACTCCCTCTCCGGGTTAGTGTCGCTGATCCGGCCATCCTCGTACATGTAAAGAAAGTTCTCATCGACTATCATCCATTGATTAGTCCACCAGTTCCAGAACATCTGTTGAAGCAGTATAAAATTGCTAATAGGATCCACTCCGTCCTTTTCCATGTACCAGACGGCCGTGTCAAATAGTACCTGGTTATATTCAAACTCACTCCAGCCCATAAGCGTCTGTATACGCTGCCTTAAGCGGGCTTTGCGCTTAAGGTTATGATCTTTAATTGTCTCTTTTTTAGTACTCATCGTTTATATCCTGATTTGGTAAATAACCGTAATATTCAATTGCTTTTTCACGACTTATGATGTAAGGCTTTCCGCCTCCAAAACGGGAGTTTGCAGTTGCGATAAAGCCCTCTACCGATATCTTAATATCCGCATCGTAGCGAATACGCTGAGCGGTTTGACCTCTTGGATTTTTACCCTCTGCATGACTAATCCAAATAAATAGCTTAGAGGGAAATTGCTGAATGATATCTTTATATGCCTGATAATTGAGACCGGTGTATTGGATTGAATCAATTACTATAATGCCGGGGCTCTTTTGTTTTTGTAGTCTGATTTTTAAGTCCTCAACCGATTCTCTGTTAAGTACCGTAATCCTAGAACGAGCGTCAATTAGATTCTCCCGCTTTATTGCTGCTCGCATGGATACTGAATATCCTTGCTCTAGGCTATTATAGACCGCTTTGCGATACTTTGAAAGCTCTTTTATCAGCTGTAGCGCAAAGGACGTCTTACCGGCAGATGAATTACCCCAGATGATCCAGCTACCATTTAGGTCAACCTCACCGAGTAGGTCAACAAAGCGGTCAATTACAATTGTATTTGAACGTTTCTTATACAGGTCGCTTATAGATAATGCTCTGCGCATAATTGAGTGAATGCCTTAGTTTGACTTGCTTTTTTTGACTTCGATGTACACTCTTCTAAGTGATCCGCCCGTGCGTGCGAGCATCTCCTTGATATTAGCGTTAGGGTCATTCACCTGAATGACCGCTGCGCTCTGATGAGAGCGAAAAGACTCAAGTTCAACCGTGCTTACCGGAGTGATCCGGTTATACTTACTTCCGAATCGGCTAAATATCTCAGCGTAGCCCACCTTCTTGTTATCGATCGCACGCTCAACCTTTCTTCTGAGGCCGTCGGCTCCCATCATATACCACCCGCACGCTCTTTCCGTAGCGTTCCATAGAGCCTTTAGCTCAAGGAATGCTTCATATTGCAGATCGCCTGCCTCGTCTAAAATGATCAGAGGGTTATCAGAACTTTTCAGGTAGTAAATCAGATCTTCAAAGACGTCAGAATACTTACCCGTTGAGCCTAGTCCGAACTCTTTTGAGATGGTCCTAACTAACTTCTGTTTTGTCTTGCACAATGAGCAATCAATGTACTTTGCGTTTGCGTGCGTACGTACGTATGCACGTGCTGTGAAAGTTTTGCCTATATCTGGTATATCAACCAGCATCCCGCCCATTTGAAGGCTTTGGCAGGCCTCTAATTGTGTCGTGATGAACTCAAATACGGGTGTGCGAGCGGTAACCCATGTCATTGATGCATTCAATTCTACCTGCAGACGTCGAGCAATGCTATACCAAGCGGCGTCTGAAAGAACCCGGTCAGTCTCTCCTTTTTGTAGACGTGAATAGACCGAATTATTGATGCCCAGGGAAGCTGCATACTTGCTATCGGAGCCGGCGAAATTTGCACGGTCTTGCCTCATAGCCTCGAGGATACGGTTGCGTGAATCTTCTTTCATAATGCTTTAAGTTTATAGTTGATTTAATGCTCTTCTTTTCATCTCTTCCGGGGAATAGTCCCAAGTTTGGAAGATCTCTACAGGTTCATCCGGGATTTCTACCGTCTCAACTTTTTGATTCAAGATAGTTGGACTATACTCGAAGGTCTTAACCTTTGAAAGCTTGCCGGACTTTTCTGCCATCATCTCCTTAAAGTCCCCGATGTAGGCCATCTGATCCTTGAATGCGGTCATGTCTTCCTCAGTGCGTTCAACGATAGCCTCGTTGAATCGTGCCACCTTCTTAGCCGCACAAATAAAGGTGTCGCCTTGGTAGAGATATACCTGATTGGTATCTTCATACTCCAGCCAGTATGCTGTTACCTCGTAGTTGTTTGGTTGAAGTGAACTAATGACTCTAGGTGATGGCAACACATACTGTGTGTGTCGAGCACGCACGTACTGGCTGCGAACGATACTGCAGTTTACCTTTTCTCCAATCAGTTTAGCCAATAGCGCTCGATCGTATGAGGCCATTGCCTGCTTATTTACTCTTTGGCTGAGGTATTGAATCCTTGTTAGACCCGTGTCACCTACAGTCTCATTGTTATAAGCCTCTATAGCGGCTAGCTCCTGGCTAATGATATCCTCATAGGTTTCCGCCTTAAACTTGTAGGTGTTATTCTTTTCGTCAAATACCTTCTCAATCTTAGCCGGCCTGTATGCCTCACTCTTTGCGTAGAAGCGCTTGATCATACCATCCATGTGTTTACGCTCTGAGCCATACTTGAACTTTTTATTGAAGTGCTCAGCCCGCTTCTCCTGTGAGTTGCCGGCAGCGCAGAATCTGACATGCTTGAAAATTGCATTTTCCCGGAGTAGCGTTTCCGTGAATTGCTCCATTAGGTGATGTTCGACCTCGAGCTCCAAAGGGATACCAATACCGAGCTTGTCCAAATTGCGCATCATATTAGTGAAGCAGGAGGTAACCAGTGCCGTATTCTTTTCCCTTGAGAAAGCATAACCGACAATAGCTCCACTTGCAACGTCAAAGGCATAGTATGCTTTGACACGTTGACCGTTCGCCATTTTCAACGGAATATCTCTATCGTCAAGTGATACTTTAGAAAGTGCGTAAACGGGTGATGTACGCATTGCATGAGGTGCATGCTTTTGCTTGAAGTAATCCGTATCGTTTCGCTTTTTCTCGACAAGAGCCTTGTTCAAAGGTTCCCGGAGAATATTCTTAACGGTAGATAGAGAAACCACCATTGGTGTGCCCTCTTCATCTCTGAATTTTTTAGGATCAAATAGTTCTCCGGTGCGGGTGTCAACCACGTCTAATACTCCAACCAAGAACTTCATATACATCTGATATACCTCGTCGATGAATGGCTTCTGAGGCATTGAGAAGAGGCTTAACAGCAGCTGCTCCAAGTCGTCATTAGTCTTTCTTGCATTGTTGTTTTGAAACTTCCCGGATATCAGGCTTTGGTAACCATCACTAAGATAAGTATTGAGCTTCTCCTTAAGGCGTAACTCATTAGTTGGGAGGTTATGAGGGTACTTAACGTGTGCGTTTACCGTGAGCTGAAGTGCCATAGTCCAGATGCCAGTTGTCTTACCACCTGAAGCTTTGCGTCTACGTATTACATCCTTAATCTTTTCGTTTAGGGCGTTTAGTACTACCGCATTATTGTAATACTCTGCCTGTGTTTCTGCCGGCAGAGGCCGCCCAATAGGAAACTTCGGAGTTGGATCCAGTCTGTACTCTGAAAAGAACCTAGCAGCATCAGGATCCGGCTTTATTGATGCGACAAAGTGATCAACCGAAGGGTTCTGATACGGGTTACCAAGGTTCTGATCGACCCGCTTCCTTAAATCAGATGGAAGACTATTGTACTCTATCAACGCTGGGGTTCCTTTGCAGCCACGGCGGGCAATCTTTAGCTTGCCTCTTTGCTTTAATTTATCATAGCTTGACTTTGGAATAATACCATCTGGGTTATCGGGGCTTTGTATGAGCTCCGATCCACTTATCACCAATGCGCCATTATAATATTCCATGTGAAAACTCTTGTTTGGATCAGGTGGCCGGATTCGATCCGGCAGCATCACACCTTTGCACCTGATTGTACTACTTACGGCGGTTAATTATCCTTGTTAATTGGTTTGAAGTGTAGGTTAGTGCCCCTATTGACCGACTCGATAAAGAGTTCATACCAGGAATCCTCATGACCCTTCCGTAAGTGGAAGTAAAACTTAGTGAAGCAGATTGGACACTCGACAGTTGTATACCAAAGTCCATTATGCTCGAAGAACCCTATGATGTGATTTATCACATTTTTTCCAAGGTGTGGCACTTGATAATCGCTAAGGCGTGCGTCACAACTATAGCAAATGTCAATACCGGGATTGTAACGACCCACCGGTGCGATCCTAAATCGTAGGTCTATTGACATGATGATGTTGAG